TGAAATGTTGGGTGTTCAAAAGTCGCAATATGAATTATCTAAGTTAAAAGAATTGTATCCAGCGATGATTTCAAAGGAACAAGCTCTTTCAAAAACTGCAGGAATTGAATCAGAAAAAGCTGGTTTTGGTTTACAAAGAGAATCTCAATTAAATGATGAGCGTAAAGCAATACAAGCATTTATGTCAGACCCTAGAAATTGGCAAAATGATAAAGGTGAAACTGACATTAATAAGGTAAATTCTGTTTTACCAGCGATAGCACCTTTAAGCGGAACTGAACACGCAACAAAATTAACTACTTTAGCAAACAATCACACAACGGCTGAAAATGCTAAAGTAAATATGACGCAAAATGAAAAATCAGTTATTGCTTCTGTTTATGGAGCATTAGGTCGTGCAGGTGTAAATGACCCTAAAGCATATCTTGATGCATTAAATAGTTTAAAAAAACAATATCCTGATAATAAAAACATACAACAATTTGTTGATGCAAGTATTAGTTCATTAGGTTTAATGGGTGATAAACCCAATCCAAATATTTCTAAAACAGCTATTCAGGCTTCTGAACAATTACTTACACCTCCACAACAATTAGAAGCATTTGCTCCTAAAGTTGGATTACAAAATGTTGGTGGTCTTAATGTTCAAACAACTACACAACCATCAGTCGGTGGTAATGCTCCTACGGCTACTTATGGATTGCCTGTTATTGGTGGCGAACAACCTGCACCATCAAATGCACCACTAAATGCACCATCAAATGCACCAACTGAAACTAAAGAACCATTATTTATTGAAAGATTCCCAAAAAGACCTGAAACATATCCTCCACAAATATCTGAATTAGAAAAACCAAGTTATGAAGAAGGATTAGTTTTAAGACAAAAATCTTCTGATATTGCTTCTGATTCTTCTAATTTATTAACTTCTATTCGTGCAGCAAGAAAATCAATAAAAGAAAGTTCAGGAACAGCAATAGGTCAAGGTTTAAGAAGTGCAAAACAAATATTTATAGCTAACCCTGAATTAGAAACTTTAGTTAAAAACGCTGCTGATATACAAGCTCGTCAAGGTGCTATTTTAGGAGCTAAAACAGATTCATCAAGAGAAACTATTTCTCAAACATCACCTAATGCAAATTTAAGTGAAAAAGGTTTAGAAAAGATTTTAGAAAGAATTGAAGCTGATACTGTTAATAATATGAAATTCAATAAAGGTTTAAATGCTTATATTGATAAAAAAGGTAATGTTAATGGCCATTTAAATGCTTCTAGTTTTAAAAATGCTTGGACTAATAATTTTGATGCTGACGTATTTAAATATCAAAATATTGTTAATTCTGATATGTCCAAAGAAGAAAAAGCAAAAGCTAAAAAAGAATTATTGCAAGGTAAAGATTTAACAAAATTTGAAAAGAATTTAAAAAATCTTCATCGATTAGAACGAGGTGAAAACTAATGGCTGAATTTGCTGAACCTGATGTTCTTAGTGATTTTGCAGAATTTAAAAAGTCATTTAAGACACCTGAATTAAACCCAGAATTGGCGGCTCGTTTAGAACAAGCTAAAACAGCTTATAAAGAAAAATATGGTAAAGATTTACCTATTACAAGCCAAGTAAGAACACGAAAAGAACAACAAGATTTATATAACAGATATAAGCGTGGAGAAAAGGGGATTTATATACCAACTAATCCTGCTGATTATCCTAATCAAGAATATTTCCATACTGATGCTGCTGATATATCTACAGAAGTTCCTGATGATTTTTTAAAGCAATTCGGATTGCATAGACCATCAGGAAAGAAAGACCCTGTTCATACAGTTATTGACCCTAGTTATAAACCTGTTTTAACTGAACCTAAAGTTTATACTGAACCTGATGTTTTAAGTGAGTTTCAACAAGATAAAAGTAGTTTATTTAATGCTCCACAAGAACAAGAATACAAACCTGGCTTTTATAATCCTAATTTAGTTGCTCAAGGAGAACGGTCTAGAGCTATAAGTGGAAGTGGATTAGAACCTATAGTTTCTGATATATCTAATGTATTAGGACAAATGTCTTGGGAAGATTGGAAAAAGAACGCTTTAACAGCTAATATGCTGAAATATGGTGTAGGTGGTATGCCTATTATTGGTGATGAGCAAATGAAAGAAGAAGCTCGTCAAAAGTTAATAGAAGCTGGTAAAGGTATGTATCAGACAATTACACATCCTATAGAGACTTTAACGGCATTATCAGAACAACGACCAGGACAAGTATTAGGGGAAATGATTAAAGGTGGAGTATATGAAGCACCTTTAGCCGTTGCAGGAGAACCAATAGTTGCAGGAGTTAAACCTGTATTAAAAGCCACAGGAAAGGCATTACAACCGATTGCTGAGACTGTAGCTGAAACAGTAGCACCTGCTCAAGAAGCCTTCCAAAGGCTTAAAAATAAGCCTACAGTAACTATTGAAGGTGCAAATTATCAACCTGAAATTATGACAGGTGGTGGTGCAGCAAATGTTACTAAACAAAATCAAATTAATGCTTTAGTACCTGATTTAAGTTCTGAAACACAAAACGTCATTCGTAATGTTTCACCTGAAAAAATAAATTTACCAGCATTAGAAACTAAAGCTCTTGAAGAAAAACATGGAATAGATTTATCTCAAGGTCAACGCACAGGTTCAGCAAGATATGCTGATGAATGGAACAGGCGAACAACTGATGAAAGATTGCAAAATTTATTTAGCAAACAACCATCACAATTTCAAATAGCATTTGATAAATTATTAGATAAACACGCTTCTGATATTGGAGAATTAACTAAAGAAAATATTGGTCAAACACAAATTAATGCTTTAGCAGCTAAAGACAAAATACGTCTAGATAATATTAAACAAGCATATCAAGATTTAGAAACAGCCAATGGTGGTCAATTACCCATTGATATATCTCAATTAAACAATAACATTAATAGTGCCTTAGCAAAAAAATTAAAAACAAATGTTTACGAAGATAAATTGTCAACAATTAAAAAAGATATTGATGGATTAATTAAAAATGGTCAAATGACATTTGAAGATTATGAAAATTTAAGGTCAAATTTATCAGATGAAATGCGTACAAATCAAAGTGGTTCAGCAAAAGCTGCTGCTTATATTATTAGAGAACAATTAGAAAATTTACCTATATTTGGTGCTGAAGGTGGAAGTCCACAAGCTATGCAATTAAAAGCATTAGCTGATAAAGCAAGAAGTTTATATTCTGAACGTCAAAATATCATTAAAACAAATCCAGCATATAAAGCAGCAATTAAAGAAGCTACAGATATTGCTGAAGCTGAATCAATCGAAAGTTTAAACGCAGCTAAGTTTCACGATAAATTTGTTACAAATGGAACTCCTGAAGTAACACGAAGAATGATTGAAGAAATTAAAGATAATCCTAATGCTTTAAAAGCAATTAGAGCTGGGGATATTATTAATGCTAGAGATGCTTTAGTTCCTAATACACAAACTCCACAATTAAGACCTGATATGTATAATAAATATTTAAGGTCGCAATCATCTAAAACAAAATATGTGCATGATGCTGAATCAGCACAAGATTTATTAGATTTAGGAATTTTGTCAGGAAAAGTTGCACAACCAAAAGATAAAGCATTTAATTATTCTAATAGTTACTCAGCATATTTAGGTGATTTATTAAAAGAAGGATTGTCTTTAAAAGGTCAAATGGCTTTAGCAAAAGCAACAGGTGGAGCTTCAATACCTGTCGTTGGTGCTGGTAAAGAAATTATGGAACGATTAAATAAAAGTAAATTTGTTAATGAAACTTTAAATCCACACGCTGGAATTGTTCAAGAAAAATAGGAAAATAATATGGCAACTGTAAATCTTTCACCTTTATTTAATGGTGTAACCAATTTTGATAGCACAGGAGCTATATTGGCAGGTGGGTTGTTATATACCTATCAAGCAGGTAGTTCAACTCCATTAGCAACCTATACAACTGTGAATGGAACAATTGCTAATGCTAATCCTATTATTTTAGGTGCTGATGGCAAACTTCCACAAGAAATGTGGTTGATTTATGGATACTCCTATAAATTCGTTTTAGAAACGGCTAATAGCGTCTTGGTGAATACTTATGACAATATTGCAGGCTCACTATCAACTATACCTTCAACGACTCCTAGCGTTCCTAGTGGTTGTATTTTAATATGGTCAGGTTCAGTCGGTTCTATTCCAAGTGGTTTTGTTATTTGTGATGGTAATAATGGAACACCTGACCTTAGAAACTCATTTATTTTAGGTGCAGGCAATTCTTACACAGTAGGTCAAACAGGTGGTTCAACTGATGCTATTGTTGTAAGCCATACTCATGCAGCGACTTCTACTGTTACTGACCCAACTCACCAACATTTAGCATTAGACCCTGCTGGTGGAACTGCACAAAATGCTGCTGTAGGAAACAATCCTGGACTTTTTGCAGCAGTATATGGTTCAACTGCAAATTTAACTTACAAAACTGGTTTTGCATCAACTAATATTTCTGTAGCAACATCTAACGCACCAGCAGGTACAAGTGGCACAAATGCAAATATGCCTCCTTATTATGCACTTGCATATATTATGAAGACTTAATATGGATATAGAAAATATAGTTATCGAAACGGATAAGCGTTTAAATGCTCACGAGCAAGTATGTGCTGAAAGATATAAAGGCATATTAGAATCATTTGATAAAGGTTCTAAACGTATGCAACGTATTGAGTATCTTTTATATGCTGTAATTGCTTCTGTTTTCTTTGGTAAAGACATGATTCTTAATATCGTGCAACACTTGGTATTAAAATGAAATGTCTAATCCAATCGCACAAGGGACTGAGTCTTTAGCAAATAGTTTAGAACAAACTCGTGAAGCTGGTAAAAAGCTCACTAAGACAATTGAGAATATTCAGCATGATGGAACAGAAGTCGCTTTACAAGAATTAGAAGCACGAAAGAAGCATAAGATACACGAAGAATCAATGGAAAACTCAATGATTTATCGAGCTATCCAAGAATATAAAAATCAAAGTGCCATTATAGAAGCTGAGAATTTAGCCGAACGAGAATTTAAAGCAAAGTATGGCGCTAAAGAATGGTCAAAAGTTTTAGAGTTAAAGCAATTTGTAGAAAAAGAGCATCAAGAAAGTAAGAAGTATTACGGCCATAAACTAGAAGATGTAAGACGAGTGCAGTTTTGGTGTTTTTTTGTCGCGTTTATTATTACGTCTTTACTGTTTTACTTTAATCTTGTATGAGTTGGGTTAAGTATTGGTTTGCAGTATTTATTATTGAATTGTATATATGGTCGTATGTAATTTATTTGCATTTCCATATTAAAAGTTTAGAAAAGCCTAAAGCTAAGTTTTTAAAAGAGCATAAAGTTGTAGTCCGAACCAAGAAAGATATAGTCCGTGGATGATGAACTGTTTAAATGGTGGACAATGTTTGCGTTAATTTGTATGATGATAATTATATTGTTAAAGGATTAATATGGAGTGGCTTGCACAAATAGCACCAGGCATTGCAACAGCATTAGGCGGACCACTAGCAGGACTAGCTGTTACTGCCATTTCTAAAGCATTGGGAATTGATGAAAAAGACGTACAGTCTACGATTGACTCTGGTAAATTAACGGCTGACCAATTAGCTAGTCTAAAACAAGCTGAGATTCAATTACAAGCACAAGCTCAAGAGTTAGGATTAAACTTTGAAAAACTAGCTGTAGATGACCGTAAATCAGCTAGGGATATGCAAACAGCAACTCATTCATGGATTCCACCATTACTATCTCTTTTAATTACTGCTGGGTTCTTTGGAATCTTATTTGCATTAATGATGGGTTATGCCACCAAGTCGGATGAATTGATGATTATGCTTGGTTCATTATCTACAGCTTGGGTTGGTATCATTTCTTTTTATTTTGGTTCAAGTGCAGGTAGTCAAAAGAAAGATGAACTATTACATCAGAGTACACCAATATGATAGAAAATTGGGATAAATCGTTTCAACTTGTTATTAAATCGGAAGGTGGTTTTACCAATGACCAAAAAGATAAAGGCAATCATTTACCTGATGGTAGAGAAGGTTGCACAATGTTGGGTTGTACTCAAGCAAATTGGGAAAATTTTATCGGCAAGAAAGTAAGCCAAGATGAAATGAAACAACTAACCCCTGATGACGTGAAACCACTTTATAAGCGTGATTATTGGGACGCTGTAAAGGGCGATGACTTTCCTATAGGTGTAGATTATGCAGCGTTTGACTTCGCTATTAATGCAGGGCCTTATGAATCTAAGAAGCTCATTCAAACAGCTTTAGGAGTAAATAATGATGGCATATTTGGACCAGCAACATTAAATGCAATACAAAATGCTGATGCTATCGATTTATTAAAAAGATTTACTGATGCAAAAATAAAGTTTTATCAGAATTTATCCAATTTTAATGTGTATGGTAATGGTTGGTTAAAACGCTGTGGAGAAGTTCAACTTATAGCTTTAAATATGTTAGGAAAATAATGAATACAAAAAATATGGAAATTGAATCTAAAGCTGAGCAAAAGCGTGAAGATAAACAATTTATGCAATTACGTCATGGTCTAGTAGAAGTAAAAAGAGAGCTTAAACAGCATGAAAAGCTCCCTATGAATAAAGCACATCCACAAAAGTAATTATTTCTTTTTAATACCTGAAGCTCGTCTAAGGTCGTGGCTATGAAGTTTCTTACCAACTGATTTAGGAACTTCATTAGCCTTTTCAGCTACTTTTGCTGCTTCTTTTCTACCGACTATTTTGCCATTAGAAAGTTCAAAGTCATGTTTAGCACCTTTAGCTTCTTTACCAGCTTTCTTTTTTAACTCATCGTGGCTATAGGATTTGCTTGGTGCAATAATTACTTTACCTGACTTTTCTTTAATAGCAGGCACT